TATGCTCTTTAACATTTAGCCCTCATCAACTCCATCTGTATCCAAGCGCTCTTTGTCGACACAACCGCCCTCAACTGAATCTGCTTCTATTTGCGCAGCGAACGCCAAAACGATACCTTCAAACCGCGGAGCGTACCTATCTAAAGCAGCTTCCGCACAATCTTTGTCCGCCCACGATTCGTCACTGATCATTCGATCTCCGTCCGGGTAGGTTATGACAAGCACGAATCTCCCGTTTTCACGTTCAACTTTAAAACTAAAATCGTAATCCATGGCTAACCTCCGATTTCCTTTCACTTCCCGCGCATCTGATCCATCACCCCTTTCCAACCAGGGCTTTCTTCCGCCTTCCAATTAGACCAGTCCTCCTCTTGCCACTCCATAAGATTTTTGAAACCATTTGACTTCCTGCCGCCACGAAGATTAACTTCCTGTGCCTTATCCAGAGCTTCTCTTTCTGACTCAGCTTCGACTAAAACTGCTTGAGTAATTTGCCTACTCACTTTGTATGTAGCCATCAGTCCCTCCTACATCCACTGCAACCTGTCAGCCTTTGCGATGCTTACGTGTGGTTTTGGTCATCTTCGACCTCCAACACTTCTAGGATCGTCGCTGGTTTCTCCAAGCCAATAAACGCTCCTGCTACCGACTCCACGGGACGCACCCATCGGTCGTCTTCGTATCGATCGTTCTCAGAACATATTTGCCTGTTGCCCCACTTGTCGATGTGAATGAAATACCAGTGTGGCCCGTTGCCTCCGCTCCATGTGACGCGGACCTTCTCCCCATCGGTGAGAACTTCAGCTTCTTGTTGAGTGAGTCGTCTCATATCCACGCCAATCTGTTTGCTTTCTGTTTCTGCTTCGAGTAAATTTCCAATTTTCTGAGATGATCGTTGCCGGTTGTCACGAGTACGCCCATGCCGCTCACCGAGGGATCTTTGACCCACTGGGGCATCTGCCCACGGGTGTTTTCAAAGCCGGCGTTCTCCAATTCCTCCTTGGTCATGAGGACGTTTTTGGATGCGCGATGCTGGCAAGCGGTGGGGTGATTTTGCTCTTTCGCAATCCAACCGAGAAATCCTGCCATTAAAATATCGTCGTGGCCCACAGCCACATTCCAACGCCAGCCCATTTCCAGTTTGGCCTTCTTCATCTGATCCGTGAACAATCTGTCTTTCGGCACGACTTCCTTTTTGTACAAAGACAAACGAAACATTGAAAACATCATACGACGATACCGATCACTCGTTTCAAATCCGTAAGCCACGCCTTGTTTAGAAGAGATGATTTTATCGTCACGGCCCTTCCAAATATATTGGTTAGGATAGAACAAACGATCGCGAAGTTCACGCATAGTTACATACCCGATGTTATTCAGCTCAACATTGAGCATCGCGCCATTGAAGTAATAACCCAGCGCCGCGGCGTTGAGAGCAAGTTCTTCTGGAGACACTCGGGAGTTGTACCGGGCAGCCATGTCGCCAGTCTCTGCATTCCAGCAGACCATGGCTGCGTAATCGCCTGGTGCTACAGTAGACTCTTCGCCACGCGCTGAATCTACGCCCACGAAATAGTGATGCTTAACTTGTGGCGTCTCATAAAGAGCGAGCGGGCCGTCCATGCTCTTAATTAACTCCCCGCGCTTGCCGTCTGGAGTCAATACACAGCGGCCCCGCCATGGTGGATTTCTCACCACGCAGTTCTCGGCAAACTGCATCTCCTCCACCGTAAACGCAGGGTTACCTGTAGCTACAAAGGCTTCTTCTGGAGTTGACGGGTATTCTGCTCTCCATTTCTCAAGGATGCCCTCGCACTTCGTAGAGAGCGTCTCTCGGAACCAAGCTATCTGCGACTTAGTGAGCTTTACTTTTTTCCCTGTCTTCCAGTGTTTGATTCCAGTCATCAAGAATTTTTCATACTCGTCACGCGGAGCATCTAGTGCAAACTCTTCTGGAAGCTGATATGCTGGATCATCCCACCAAGGGAGGAAGATCGGCAAGAATTCATTGTCCCCCGCAACAGCCGCTTCCCACGCCTGATAGTACGCCTCGCCAGGGCCTTCCATGCCGTTTGCGGTACTTTCAATTATGATCACGTTGTTCGGGTCTTTACTCACTGTGTTCATGAGCGAAGTGAAGACACCTTCATACGGGTAGAACCCTGCTTCTGTAAGGTGCAAGAAGCTCGACGTTAACCCACGCTGACCGTGTACAGTCGCCGCCGTGTGATGGGTGAACTGTGAATCGGGACCATCGCTGTGAGGCCATACAAGAGTCTTCTTAGTAGGCTTCGCCGCGCCAACGTACAGGTCTCTACAGTCCTCACGGAAACTACAGGCCATCGCGAAGTTAGCTGCCGCGACCTCCGCATTCTGTGCAATGCAACGCGCAAGTGCGCCTGGGTGGGCTATGCAATGCGCTTGCCCAAGGCCTGTAGCTAGCGTAGAGAGCCCAACACGTCTAGCTTTACAAAATATGCCAAAGAGCCGCCGCTTGCGAGCGAGGTGTTCTTTGAATTGCTCGAACACCTGAATCTGCTGCTCGCGGAGGTGAAAACGGTGAAAGGTTCCCTCATCGCGATCTCGAATGTGGAGATTGCTGAAGAACCGCTGTACGTGATCGAGATTGAGCGCGATGAGGGTTCTCCTAGTTACTCAGTTCTTCCGCATTCCCCGTGGAACCTGCGTGAACCTTCAGCATACAACTCCTTCGCCACTTCCTTTATTTTTGAACTCCCCAGATAAACGTGTACACCTTCATAAGTTATAGACGCCCTATACGAATCCGAGCGCTTAGGTAACTGAACTCCCTTAATCCCCGCTGAAAGCGTCGATGATGTCCACAGCCCAGGCGCCGATCTCGCTATCGCCGGCTGCCTGGCCGCGCAACTGATCCGCCATCTCATCGACCAGCGCTTTCTGGATCGCATTGGCGAATGCTGCGGAGGCGCCGCCGGGGCCGAGGGAGCGGGGAGTGCCGGCGAGGAGACGCTGATCGAGCGCGGCGAGCCTGGAGATGCGTGTGGGCGGCGCGGCCGATGGGTGGGCAGGCTCGACTATGTCCGCGATATACAGATCAAGCGGGCGATGGATGGGGCTAAGCGGTCTGGTCACTGGTGCTCTCCTTTGCCGCCGGCTCAGGCGGCGCGTTGACGATGCTGTGCCCGCCGGGGAACCCTGTAACGCTCTCGTCTGCGTGACCGCGCTCGCGCATACAGTAGGTGCTGACTCGACCGTTGCCGTCCAGATAAATCGTCGCGTGACAAGGAACGAACGGGTTGAGAACGGAATTGGTCATCGGACCCTCTTCAAAACTGATGCATTTAACAGTGGCATTCTGAATCCTTTACAGTCGTCGCAATCCAAGCATCGATCCGTAAGAACAATTGTGCGAACTTCAGCGTAATGAGGATTAGCATGACGGGATAGTTTGTGGGTACATGCGCAAATTTCATTGCGCCCCTCGCCCAGCCATTCAAATTCCTGTGGCTTTTGTTCTATCGTTAACCGGATCGTCATTGGACCCTCTTGATCATCGGACCGGACAGGTCCGTGATGATTCTACTTATCTGGTCTTCGCTCTTTCCTATCTGCGCCTCTTGCTCATCGAGAATGCGAATCGCATCGAGCAAGTCATCCTTCGTGGCTTTCTCCAGCCCGCCTGGAACGAGCAGGATCGGGTTGGCATACTGCGAGAAGCCCACGCCCTGCTGCGTCATCTCCAGGAAGGTTGACATTGCCTCCGGGGATTTTACGATGATGACATCCTTGGGGCCGAGGGACAACTTCTCGACAGACTCGCGGAGAATTTGTTCGTACTTTTGGCTCATCGAATATCGCCCTCTTCCTGGCCGTCGAACCTGTATTTCTTTCGCTGCTCGGGAGGTAGCATTTTTTCACGATTGACCTCGCGAACGCACAACGCGTTGCAATAGTGGTAGCACATTGCCGTACCGGTTTCCGGATCAAGCACGTTGCTGTTAAACAGCCATTGCGTCTTTCTTGCTTCCTCCAACGTCTTCCCGCAGCCGTGGCACCGCTCAGTATTCCCGTCGTCCATCCGCTGCTGCAATGTCTGCGCGGCAAGATCGCACTGCTTGCGCATCTTCGCCAGTGCTTCAAGTCCGCTCTGCACCTCGATCGCGCGGAAGTAGTTCCGCACTTCAAGCTCGGTCGCCGAGAGCGACAGCCAGGCCGCCGTCAGAGTCGCCGCGGCAGCGGAATGCGCCGAACGGGGATTGATCGTGGGTGGAGGCGCGTTCAAAGCAGCAAGCTCCTTGTCGAGGTCTTCGACAGTGCGAGTGGGCGCGGCCTTGGTTTTACCGTTGGGAACGGAATTTACCCCTTGTGTTGGCTGACTGGTGTGGACTGCTGCGAGACGTGACATGGTGGTCCTTTCGAGTTCCGATTAAACTGCCTGCGCTACTATCTCTCGACCGAGGCGTTTCAGCATATCTACTTCAAAATCCCGGTCAAATTCTTCTTCCGTAAACTGCTTCAGCACCATGGAGCGTGGAACACTGTGCTCGGCCTTCAGCTCATTACACTTTGCAAAAACATTTGCACGCCAGGGCGCATATTCGCCGGTGTTCGCGCATAAAGTTCCAAACATCTCGACATGAGCGAGCCCGTCGTTGCGCAGATAATACCGATAATAGTTGGTAGCCTGCTCGCCATCCCTATGCTTTCGCTTGGAAGGCGCCTCGAAGACTCGCACTTTTACCCAACGCAACGATTCGTCCATCTAGTAAGCCTCCTGTTCCCGCAAAGCCGACTCTTCCGGAGTCAACGGATTCCTGGGATCGCCGTAGAGGTGAAGCATCAACTCGCTGCCGCGCGCCACGCGAGTCCAGTACGCTTCCTCGGTCCTGAACTCTTCCCGGCTGGCTACGTGATCATCCATCTGAGGACAAAGCTTGCCGCCGATCGCCATCTGGATCTGGAGCGCTCCACCACCGAGTTCACGATACTCGACCAGTTCGTATTTACCGTCCTTCGATCTGCGGTGGTCCGAATCCCACTGAATCGATTTCGAGGCCTCCCTCGCACGTGCCGCGTCCAAGCTCATCTCCCGCATGAGCCCGAGTTCGAACGGGGACCGCTTGCGCTTCTGCATTGGGCCTCTGAGGAGCTGGCCCTGGCTTGCGAGAGTCTTTCTGACTTCCCGTTTGAAGAACTGGTCGGTCATCACCCGGACGGAGAGCTTGCGGTTCACGTCCTTGCACGCCTGGCAGCCAAACACATGCGCGTGGTCCTTGGTCTGCAAATAGATCATACGGGTGGGCAAGCCCCTCGGGTGCTGGGGGTTCGTGCAATGGGGAAGCGCGCTGTCGGGTAGAGTGGCCATCAATCTTCCTTCTCCCGCGCCTGCTTCTCGGCCCAGACCAATCTGTCGGCCGTAACCAGATCGGACAGCACGCCATCGTAATCGTGTCGCGCCGAGGCAACCAGACCGTAGAGAAACATCGGCTCAGGATGAGTTTGCATGGCTGCGGCGATCTCTTCAACTCGGTTCATGTTGGTTGCAACCTTACTGTACTACAACCCAAGTATGCTCCGTGCATTCTCCGATGTGTGTTCTCCAAAAGCCGCATCTCTCTGCTCCTGAGTAGATTGCCCCGCACCATGCAGCCCACTCCAAAGCACTTGAGCCGCCGGCCTACTATACCTATCAGTGAGTGCCCGCGCCCACTGGCTAAAAACACCCAACTCCGGCATCACTTGTATACGGCACTCGGGAGACATACACTCCAACTGCTCCCGCGCAATCCCAGTCAACATCCACTGGAGATCGACAACGTTGCAATCGGGGTAGAAGTCGCGTGCGTAAGCGAGTACGTTGTTCCCCCACGCGGGTCTACGAAACAAACACAGGAGATTCTGCGGGGCTGGTTGCAAAATGTAATCGGTCCACTCAATTCCGTTCACCTTCTACCTCACCTTCACCTTGATCTTACCCATGCCTTGATCTGGCCGGCGCCCATGCAGACGGGGCAGGCGCCTGTGTGCCCGCTGTCGCCCATGATCTGACCGCCGCCGCCGCAGCGGCCGCAGGCCTTGCCTGTGGTGGCCAGGTTGCGCGGCTCGCGCTTGCGCGTAGCGGGCTTGGCTGTTTCAGTTAGGGTGTCGGGATCAGTCTGGTCCTGGCCGTCCTGCACCGCCTGCTGGCGCTGGAAGCGCATGTCCTCGGCAGCCTTGACGGCATCGCGCTCGGCCTGCGCAGCCTCCTGCAGAAGCCGATCCATCTCGGCCTCGGCCAGCTCCGGCGCCGGGGGAGCCGCGGCATCCTGGAAGATTTGTGGCTTCCTGCGGGCGGGAATCTTCACCGGATCACTGGGGCCAGGTGTGGGGGCTGGGGCTTCTCCGGTAGCGATCTCCCCGGTGCGGCCAGCTTCGAGGTCCGCAGCGAACTGATCCTGAATGTCAAGCTCTCCAGCGTAAGCCTTAACCTTGGCAGACTGATGGGATGCCAATCCGTAATCGAGCGCGTGAGTGTTGGGATCTCCGAGAGGAGGCTTGACAGCTCCAGCGGGAGCGCCCTTCGCAGGCCAATCACCGTTCCGCTTCATCACCTTCATTTCGCCGTCAGTGATAATTGTGACTTTGCGCGCCGCCGCAGCCGCAGGGAGAATAGCCTGAGCCATGAGCTTACCGATCGGGCCGGTGGAGTTGATGATAAAGTCGCCGTCGTCAAGAATCACGGTGAGAGCGGGTTTTACAGATTCGATTTCTTGGGTCATATCAGCCTTGTACGTCCAGATTTTAGTGGTTCCGAAAATGGCGATGTTTTGAAGGCCGAATCCTTGATTCGTATCCCCCAGCAAAGCGGTCGTGAATGGTCACAACCAGGGCGCTCGCAATTCTGATTGTGAAACTCCGCGCAAGGACATACGCCGCCACGCAAGGAACAAAACTCAGGCTTAACGTGATCCGCGTGCGGGCCTGTATCTCCAGCGTGGTCGTCAAACCAGCGGGCCATGTCGTCAGCGGCGGGTTTTACGGATTCGATTTCTTGGGTCATCGTTATCCAATCTGGTCTGAAAAGAACTCGTCCGGTAACAAATCGCATTTCGTAAGTGGAACTTCAAAAGCCTTATGCGAGAACGAACAAGATGGGCGAGTCGGGTGCGACACTACCACTTTCCCGTTTTTCTGTTCTGTCCAACACATGCACCCGCACTCAGTGCAGATACACCCGTTCTGAGGAAATTGATAAACGCCAGTAATGTTCATCTCCGACTCCGTTCCATGGCAATTTTTACGGATTCGATTTCTTGATTCACTTAGCTTCGACCTCTCTTGCTGCCGGAAAAACTTCTGTTACGTCGATCTCGAATACCTTACCGACCAAGGGACAATCGAACGGGAAACGCTCAACCTTGTGGTGAATAGCCCTCCATCGGACTGACCAGTCGGGCAAACGAGATCGATCCAACTCCGGATGGAAATAGTAATCGCATCTGGTGCAATAAAACCCGGTCGGTGTGAAAAGCATTTTCGGTTCTGTCATCTCCGACTCCGTTCCGTGGCCTTCACCATATCCGCCAACTCTTCACCAAACCTTGCTCCTGGGCTCATACGCATCCTTGCGCGCCGCGCCTGCTGCCGCTGGTAATCGCCATCCATCTCAGCGATCCTCTGCTCGCGCCACTGGTGGCAATCCACACAGAGGGAGTCGATCTGCGTCGCGCAGAACTCGTTGCAGTCGGGACATTGGAAGGGTTCAGCCACGGCTACTTTCCTCTCTTCAAATACTCCTGCAACGCTGAGTCCACTTCCTCGTCGGAAGTGCCGGACAGTTCGAGATCCGGCGCCTGCTGGGAAGCTGAGCCGTGGGAGACTTTTTCAGCTTGTGTATAGTTGGCGGAATCGCGGTTGAGGTCTCTGAGTTCATCTTCGATGTGTTTTCCATCCTCGGAGACTTCGAGAATCTCGAAAGCAGTATCGGAACGATTCCAATTTTGCTCGGCAATTTCCTTCGGCTCTTGTTTGCGCTTGCCAATCGCAAAACCGCCGGGCTTACCATCCTTGCCGGTACCGGCAAAGAGAACTTTGTCGACCTTGTTGCCTTGGGCATCGTAGTAGTGCGCGTTCCCCTCGTCGTCGAAACGAGTCTCAAGAGGGGCTCCTGTTTCGTCAACAGGGCCGGGGAGTCCTTCACGCTTACGTAGAGCAACGAGAGCCTGGGCTCTGTACTGCTTGCGCTGGCCCTGCCAGTCTGTGACTTGCTGCACCTGACGGGCGGGACTGAAGAGATCGTTGTCTTCAAACATGGGCATCCTGGTCCTCCACGGGCTCTAGGCGAATACCATCCAATGATTTCAGCCACTTCAGAAGCTCCTCGCGGAACCAGGAGGCCACTTCGAGGTCTTTGCAGTGAATCGTCGCGCTCTCGCCGAGGAGCCAAAAATATCTGGCCTTGGGCTTAGTCTCCGTGCCGGGGCCGTAGCAGCCCAGCATGAGCCTGAACTTCACGGCGTTGAGTTCACCTAAGCAAGCCTCGAAAACCTTCTGGTTTTCCGGCTCGTCGGTGAGGCCCGCAGCCTTGACCTCCACGCGAATGCTGTCGTCGTTCCACATCGTTTTGGGCAGTCTAGGCCTGGGCATTTTCCCTCTTCTTCAAAATTTCGTTCTTCACTTTGACCGCGTACCGGGCGAGAGCCTTTTTGCCGAGAACAGGGCCGTGCTTGAGCCGGCGCAGGAGAGTCTGACGCTCGGTGGGGGTGAGAGTTGATGTGGGTGTGGTCAAGCTAACCACCTCCGCCCGGATTGTTTTTCCTGCTGCTCGCGCTGCTGTTTGGTGGCTTGGCGCTCGCCGCTCTTGACCATGCGCTTGGATTTGTGCGGCATCACGATCTGGCTCCAGGCGCGGCCGGAGGAGAAGTCGTAAGTTGCATCCGGCTGCATAATTTTTCTAGCTTCTTCCTCACTGACTGGAAATGCTTCCCACTCGACTCCGGTCGTTCTGTAACGGACTCTGAGAGAAGGACCGGCGGGCTGAATCGTGCGGCCCCGCTCATCTAAGACCGCAGGGGCGTCCGGGTTCCACTCGATCCAGGAGAAGACCTTAGACGGCGCGGGATCGAGCCGGAGAATCTTGGGGGAGGAGTCGGTCACTCGGCAGCCTTTCTCAATCTCTCGAACACGGGACTGGGGCGGAAAAAAGCATCCATATACCTCGCCAAGGCTTCTTCGGAAGGAGACTCAGGAGCAGCCTCGACCCGCGTTTCATCGAACGGCCCGGTCTTCAAAACCTTAGCCGACTCGCCGACCGGCAGGATATTCCCGCTGACCACCCGACCCCCGTTGTCGCTGAGGTCGCTCACCAAGCCGTACTCAGCCAAGAGTGCGATCGCCTCCGCATGGACGCCGATGAATCCGGAGAAAACCGGAGTGGGGTCGTCGTAGCCGAGACTAGAACCCTTGGGAACGTCAGTACAGGACTGAATCACAAGGCCGCGGATCACCCAGAGAAGACGCTTCTCAGTGGGGGTATTGGGGGCGAGAGTGGGGGAGGGATCGGTCATGCAATCAATACCCTCGATCCATCGTTGTGCTTGAATATCCTGGTGAATACCGGACTCGGCTGGAACACGTTATCCATGAGCGCTGGGACAATCAACTGAGCCCTGCGAGTGTACTCGCTCAACGAAATAAGTTCCGGCTGCCTGTATGGAACCCATTCCACCGCAACCCGAGGCCAGCCGCCGGCCGGAGCAAGGAAATGGGTCGGCTGGATCACGCCGACCGCTGCGGCTCCGCCCAAGAGGCGCAGGAACCCACGGCGACTCGGATCGTGCTCGTCCGGTATATCGCCATCTTTGATCCCGAAAAGGTTCCAGAGGAATTTGTTCATCGTTACTTTCCTGTCAGCGGAATCACGTTGCCCGCTGTATCACGCTTCGGGGAGGCGGCTGGCCTTGGGTGACACTCTTTCTCGTATGTCCGATAGTGCTCCCAGCCACGGTCCGCGTTGATGTGTATGATAGGCTCGCCGCAGTGCTCGCAAGTTGAATCTTCGCTGCGGTGCGGCCTGATTGGATCGATTCGGCCTGGTTGCAATCTGGCGGCCAAACTATTAAGAACTTTGACCGCCGCCGGATTGTCCACGCTACCAAAACTGATCATTTGTTGATCCCTTTCAAAACACAACGCCGACACCGCTTTTTAACGGTACCGCTCTTTCCTTTAAGGTCGATCCATCTACCACATTTGCACATCTTGGTTGTCACGAAACGGAGAATAACAGGTTCGTTGCAAACATTCAAGAGGAAAGTTTCAGAGGACGACAAAAGTCCAGAGTGGCTCGGCATCGCCTGGGATGAACTCCGGGCGACATTCAAAAGAATGCCTGTACTTAGCCCAAGCACCGCAAGGAAGAAGCCGAAATTCGCCTCGTTGGTAAGTCACGTAATGTGGACCTCGGAATGTGAGGGAAGCGCAAGAGTTGTACCCAGCTTCTTCATACTGGCGCAGGATCGCGCGGGCTGCATTGGCAATGTCTGGGGTCATTGACGCGCCTTCCTCTTCTCCTCGCGCTCCGCCCAGTAGGGGTGGAACCTCCCATACCTCCCACCGATGAACGGTGGAGCCCAGGTTTCTTCGACGTGTTGAAAGAGTTGACGAGCATTGATGGGAATGCCTCGGTCTTCTGGGTAGTGGAATCTGGCCTGGTGGTCGGCAGAGTAGGCGCGGTCGTATACGCCGAAATCGTCGATCAGAAGGACTTCGACATTAGTTCCGTTGCCTACGGTTTGGAATTCGATTTTCATAAACGCTCCTCGAAATTCTGGACACAGCGCCTTGGCTGATACCGACTAGCCTTGCGATCTCCGCTTGGGTCAACCTGCTGCCGGTGAATGGGTCGCGCCAGGCCGCCCAATCGAATACTTCCCTTTTCTTGACATCGTCGGCGCGAGGCCCACGGGAGAGGGCGACGCCGATGGCTCTGCGGCAGCGCCAGCAGTTGCAGTGACGGGCTCGGTCAGAGGTTCCGTGGGCGGGGGCGCGAAGAGGGCGGGACCGGAAGCCGAGCTTGATCGCCGCGGTGAGGGAGATTTGGAGCTGAGCGGCGGCGCGCTCGGTGGAGAGACCCTTCGCGACCAGGGCGGCAAGTTCGGGAAGGCGGGCTTTAGCCTCTTCAGTTTTGAGGGAGAGGTGCATAAAGAGAGGGTTCGCTATGTTGGGCCGATTCAAAGGGCCGACAATTTGAGAGATACGCTGCCGGGAAGTCCCAAGGCGCGTGGCCACCTGCTCCAGCGTGAGACTCGGATTCTTGAGCATGATCGAGCGCAGACGGGCGCGGAACTCTTCCATTGAAAGAGTGGATCTGGCCTGCGTGAGGGAGAGAGGCGTCATTGAGTAACCATGTCACAGAATGTGTGGGTGTGTCAATGGAAAAAGGCCCCGGATTTCTCCGAGGCCTTCGATTTATTCAGTGTCATCTGGCTAGGGAAGAGGTGTTGAAAAAACATTCGCCACCGATTGTGTCAACTGCGCAGGCGGGGGAGCAACCGCACTGGTGGTGACGGTGAACGCCTGGGTCCAGGTGCTCACGACTCCATCTGTGTCGGTGACAGTGCAGGAGACCGAGCCTGAGATCGCACCAGTCGAGGGGGCTACTCCAGTGAACAGGATCGTGTTGGCGCCGCTGACTGCCGCGGTAGCCGAGGGATCGCTGAAGGTTACGGCCAGATTACTGACCACGCCGCCGGAGGGGGTAACCCCGTCGGCGAGCAGAGGAGTGACGGTGTCGGTCGAGGTCTGACCGACATTGAAAACAAGAGCGTTGTTTGCCACGGTGACATCTCCGGAGAACAGATTGGTGATAGAAGCGGTTGAGGTTGGTGGGCACGGTTCAAGAGAGCGGCGGATTTCTTTGAGTTCGTGGAGCATCAGGCGGAGAGTTTCAATATCCTCGCGGTTCGCCTGCTCGATCCGATGAGCCTGGCGCTCGATAGTGCGCGCGGTTGTGTCGAGAAGCTCAAGAAGGTAACGGACGTTTTCGTGCATCGGAGGGCTCCATTTGGAATAGTAAACCAGGATGAGGACTCTGGATGATCAATCCGCATCAGATACTGGAGAGGTACTTGCCATGCTCATCCTGATTCTCATCATCCTTCTGCTGGTCGTCGGCTTCGGAGGCTATCGCCTCGGTCCCGGACCCGGATACTACGGGGGCGGCGTACTGGGCCTTCTGATCCTGCTGCTTATTGCGTATCTGCTGCTGTTCGCCGGCGGCCAGGTTCATGGGTTGTCGCGCTGACCTGTCCCCACGTTTTTCAAGATCGTCGGCCCATCCCACTGATGCAGCCGGATCTCTCCTGGTGGAACACGATCGTCAATCTCGAATATCCCAAACGGGGTACTGAAGGACCGCTGCCCATCGCAAGGCTCAGACTCGACCTCGGGACTCGTACACCTCCGCACAGCGTCCATAAGCTCCACGGCATCGCCAGCGGTGAGGGTTGAGCCGGCGAGAGCCCGCTTGACTTTGTCGACGACTGGGCTGGGCCGCGGGGCTTCGAGGAACATGATTCGCTGCCACTCGACGATGATTTGAAACACGTGCGGAAATATCGTTCCAGTCCTGCCGTAATCCATACCGAGGCCATCGAAGACCGCGCGCATCTGAGCGTGACTGGGGCATGCAGGCTCTCTGTGTGCGTTCTCGCTTAGCCAGAGGAGAACGGCTTCGACAATCTTCTCTGTGAGAAACACGCCTGGCTCGGTACCCTCATATTTGATGTGAGCGCGCCGCGCCGCTTCCAGCATTCCTTCTGGAACTTTGATTTTCTTTTCCACTGCTGCTGCCTCCCTCAATTTCTTCCGTTCGCAACTTGGGCACCCAGACCCATCCTTCAGCAGACCAATAAGCCCGCCGCACTTCTCGCAAGTTGGAAGCGGAGGACCCCCGCTGTGCCAACGCATATCCCTTGAATGACGGCTCATCCTTGTTCTCCATTCCAGGTTCCGCTCAGCACTTGCCGAGTCAACGCCGCGTCGTCGGGGTGAACCGACATACGGCGCGCCGCTGGGGTTTTAGCGCTTTCGTGCTCCCTGGCGACGTGCTGGTGGAACTCGTGCCAGGTTGTGAGGACCCGGCCACAGAGGGGACATGCGTGTTCGTGTTCAGCCAGCATTGTTGGGGTCCTTCTTTTTCCGGTCGGCGATCAGGAACTCTTCGCAGCGGGCGTTGTGGGCTTCTATGGCCCGCTCGTCGAGAACAGATTGAGGTAAGGTTGCTTCGGTCAGAAACCCGATCACTGTCACGGCAACTTGTTGGTCCGTGGGGCGAGGCTCCCTCAGCCGAGCCAGCCGCCGGGCGCAATCCATACATGCCGCCGCGTACTCCTTGGGGTAAACGTGCGGAGGAATAGCCAAGGATTGCATGACGACCTCCTTGATCGCTGTGTCGATGGTAGCGTTCCATGTGAGTTCGTCGATCTCGTCTTCGGTCATGGCTTTGACTTCTCTTCCTGAGTCCAAAGCATTCGCTCAAACTTGCCGGAATCTGCGCTTGCTTCGTTCACATTCATAATCATCAGTGGGTTGCCGATCATTCGGATCGCCTGGCCGATTGTCTTCCGGTCTTCGGCTTCGAGGATATCGTATTTTTCGAGGAAGAGACGGAGGATGTTGACGAGGTTGGGGTCGGGAGGAATGACGGTGGCGCGGGAACGATCGAATGTGACCACCGCTCCAGGCCAGTTGGGCTCGTCGGTGTAAGCCCCTCCAGGGGGACGACCACCTGAGATGTCGCTGGGTTTGTGTGGATCAGTCACTTCTTCCCGTTTCCTTTCCGCTCAGCCTGATGCGCAATCCGCGTAGCCTCCCGCCAAGATGAGCCGCGCTTCAAGGCTCGAATGAATGCCGCGTACCCGATTCGGGTCATAACTTTCTCCAGCCGCCGCGAGGGCCTCGGACTTGAATCTGCCGGGACAAAGGCATCTTTACGAAAGCTCTACCCACCGCAGTGTAACCGCATATGGTGTCCTCGGCACATGCAGCATCCTCCGCAGAAGCAAAATACTGCCAATGCTTCGTGCCATGCAGATATCGAAACTCAACCCGGTAAGGAGTGTCCTTGCCGCGCACGCTATCCGCCTGATCGCGACGGCGCTGAAGCTCTGCTTCGATAAGAATACTGTCGTTCATTCGTACTTCTCCGGCGCCTCAAAGATACTTTTGTCAAACTCGTAAATGGGGCTGACCCAGCCGAAGCAGACTACAGTCCCGTCGGGAGCCAAATGGAGCAAGGGGATGAGGTCGGGGTGGGCGATGAGATCGTCGGCTAGGGTGGAAGAGTGGGCCATCTGGTGGGGCCTCCTTACTGCCATACATCTTGTGGGTCGGCCAAATAAGCGAACGGGGCCACCCTGACTTCCCCTTCAAGATCAAACGGATTCGTCTTGCAGTGCTCTTTGAACTTCTCTACGGCTTCCTGACCAGAATCCGCGATAACCCGCATTGCACAAAGACGGGCGCCATCGCCTGGAGGCTGAATCGTAAAGCTGACGCGGTAATAATGCGCCTTGACCATTATGCGACTCCTTCTTTGCTGCGCGGACCGTGGCAGGAATTCGAACCGACGACCCTCTCCGTATCTGGGTCCCTCCTTCGGGTAGCGACCCCCAAGAAGATTTTCCAACGGAGCCGCTCTACCACTGAGCTACACTGGCCCGCGCATATTGGGATAGTAGCATGAGTGGGTTTGTTTGCAACCATCATTTTTGGAAATATTTTGTATGCGCTCTTAGACGAATGCGCGAGGCCCGGACCTGGCCGGCTGGCCGGGGGCTCGACCGTCTGGCGCTATGGAACCTCAGGGGGTCAAAGAGGTTCCAGTTTAATCGGAGCTGGCCGAATAGTCTTAAATGTAAAGATAGAGTCTTAGACCATCCGACCGTCTGTCTAACTAGAGAGAAAAGGAACCTACCTTACCGATAATTGTCCACTTGAGAGTATGTTAACTGGACTGTAGCCTTGATTGACAAGGCTTTGCGCGGTCTCAGAAAGAAAGTCAAAATAAATTCAAAGAATCTACTTGACAAGAGAAAGAGAGTGTGAGAAGGTAGAGAAGTCGCAAGGGAATCGCAACTAATCCAAGGTGAGAGAGGTATCCGCCAGTGAAAACTAATCCAACGCCGCGCGCTGCTAACTTCTACGGTATGCGCTCAACTGCTCACGTCAACGTCGACGGATCTTGGCTTGAACCCGAAGAGCTTTGCTACCCAAACGGGGGAATGACTCGCAGAGCTTTCATAGTTTTTCCAGATGGGAAAATGCGCGTCGCAATATGCGGCATCCCCGACACTTACTTTTCAATCCCTGCCCGCATTCGAATTAAGAAGACTACTATCCATGGGTATGTAACAGGCACAGAAGACTCTAACGGCAATTCCAGCTTAGAGTTCCGTGTTTATGACTCCTCCGCTGCAGCGTTCACGGAGGTGTCAAAGTGAAAACTGCAAAACAACAGGCCTATCTGTTCTTTCTTCGCAATGCGGGCTATTCCTACGATCCGCAAACCCAAACCAAACAGGCCGGCCGGTCCGAATGCGCGCGTATGCTTGCCAAAGCGGAACGAGACGCGCGGGCACTCGGGTATACGTTCGAGTGGGAATACGACGTAGACGGCTGCATCGGCTGCGAATGTGACTCGCCGGATTGCGCCTGCAGCACGGGTGAGTCGCACGAATGCCTAGTCTGCCTGATGCGTGATTCGAACGGCAAAGTAGTTCAATCGCTCGGAAGTGTCTGCGAACCATCCCACTCATACGGTCGTGTAATCGAGGCCGAGCTTGCCTTGGAAGAGGTGGGCGCATGATTACCAGTCACATCCAAGGCGCGAACATTCTCAAGCGGGCAATCGAGTATATGTGCTCCGGTCCGTTTGACTCTGACCGTGAAGACGCACTGAACATCCTGAACATTGCGATCGAGCAATGCTTCGAGTCTGAGACAATCGCTTACGAATCCGGCGCCTATTGGGTAGCGCGCCGGATATCGACTAACGCGAAGATTGCGCCCATCGGCTCAGTCTATTACCAGATATTCAAAACTGGGATCTGCGCGAGCGAATCTACCAGTTTCGTTACCGCGAACCTTGAGCGGGCAAAGACAACCTGCGAAAATCTGGCGCGCGTGACTTCGGATGCGTATCGGCGCGCTGAGCGTGGGATTGCTCGGAAAGAGAAAGCGATTCGAACGAAAGTCTAACCGTTCCACGTGGAACATTGAGGAAAAAAGACAATGCGCAAGATGCCCACTAACCCGCGGCCGCCAGTACCTGAATTCGTTACCGCAGACTTCGAACGATTCACCGCGTATGGCTGGAAATGCCTCAAGCATGGAATCCAAGCCTTTGGGGATACAAAGGCTGAGGCTATCTCCCTTTGGTTTGAAGCGTACCGTTCCGAGTACGGCGTCTAGTCCGGCCAAACCTGGCAGTCCAACGAATCACAAGCCAGCCGGCTCTTTTGGGGAGCTGGCCGGTAAGCGACTCTCAGACTGGCCGAAAATTTAACGCCATTTGGCCGATTCGTTAAAACGGGTTTAGCCAAACGATCAAAAAGGAGACCGTATGCACACTATTGATGCCCTTCCACTGTCAACAGAGCAGCGCTTAGGCTATGAAGTCTTCGCGCTGGTCTATCAGGCCGGCATCGCAAACGTCTTCGCCTGCAGAACTGCCAATTATGGCACGTTCGGACGCGAAGCTAAACGACTCTATCAGGGAGACTTCCGCGGCGCTGAAATGTTCGCACGCGGAATCGTAGCAGAAAACGAGAAAGCTCTCATCTTTACCGGACACTGCAACAAAGCTGGAGACATCGCAGAGCAGCCATGGAGCGAAGACTTGGACGAAGCCCCGTTCTCCGACAAATTCCACCCAATTTTCAAGGGATACAAACCGATCAAATCTCAACCTGGCAATTAAGCAGGGAGACTCAAGCCTCGAGCGGCCAGCATTGCGACGATCCTGGGATGCGGCCGCCCTTCCAACCGGCACTTACGAGCCAAACCTTGACCACTACGGACCCTAAGCATACTCAAACCCCAACCGGGGGGCGGAGGCGAGCAAGCTAAACGACGAGCCACTCCAATCAAGATCGCACGGCGCCAATTCGGCAAGTTGCCTTCCCAGCGCTTGCAGAACTTCCATAGCCATTGCTCTGCGGCACGTTGCTGCTCCCACGTCAAATTCGCAAACGGGCCGCCTTCAGTCCGCGGGGACTTGACGGCCTTCAACTTAACAGCTCGCTCGGGATGGAGTCTTTCAGGAGTCCTGGCCATGCCGATGAGTGTAACAGAAAAAGAGAGGAAAGATCAAAATGCACTACACCTACGATGGTTATACCTTGACGGCAAAAACCGACACTGGCGCGCGACGACTGGCACGCAAACTTATTGCTAAAGGTCTCGCGCGACCGGCTTGCAAAATCGAATTCTTCCGCGACTCAGACCACTGCCACGGCTGGTTTGATCTGTAGCGCGGCCCTGTCCATCTAAACTTGTCAAAATAACTATTGACAAGGAAAAAGAAACTGTGACAAGATTCTCGAATCGAGGTGAAACAAAATGGCCCATCAAGCTTGGAATGTGTACCTGAACGGGAAGAAAATCGATACGGTTTTCTGCAGCCGTGGCGATAGCGCCTCGGACGTTCGGCGCAGTCTCATCAATCACGACGGATACGACGCCGGCATCACTGTGCGCCGTTCGAACCGATACTAGAAACCGAGCTGGCCGCAGCCCAGCAGAAGGATCCTAAAGTGGAACCTCTCAAGTACAGCAATCCCAGGCTATCCGCAACAATTCCAGACTGGCCAAGCGGCAGCAAGCGAGTAACAGCCGTCTTCGAGATCGAACAAAACCCCAAGCGTGGCGAGCGCGCCGTGCGCACAACAACAGGCGAACCGAAAAAACTAACCTTTGCCAAGCTGGCACGGATCGTCGACGGCAGTGATGGCCGAACCTACATCGCAGAGTTTACGAGCTACGGATTCATTTCAATCATGCGCGGCGACATGAAGTTCCAGCATGAAACCATCCACGACAGAGACCCGCGCTACGCTGAAGCGCTGGAGATATTCGCATGACCGCTCTCGACGCAGCCCGCAAAGTTGTAGCGGAAAAGCAGTGCGCCTTGATCCGTCCACGGAAAGACGCGCCCAACGAATATGACTTCAAGGAAGCTTTTCAGGGCAAAAAGAAAGGCTGGTTTTACTTGGACCTATTCAGCGCCTCAGCTATCGCCAAAGTCTACGACGCCATCAACGAAAGCAACCAAGCCAAACTTGCAGCGCTGCCAATTCAGCGCATCGCCTCAATCTGCTTTCAGATGGTGAAATGATGACCCACACTCAAATCGTTACCAACCGCATACTCGACAAAATCAAAACCGATGAAGTCGAGACACTCGGCAACCTGGCGGCCGCCTGCGAACTCTACGCGCAGGATTGGAACAACACCCTGGGCGAGCGATATGATCTGCTGGCCAGGGCGGATCGATACCGCGATTTACAGATGACTGCTTTGATGAATTCCTGATATTGAAACCGTAAGGGGGTGATTCCAGTGGATTGTTAGGTGGTGGCTACTAGCCACATTTTGAGGTGGAAACACAAAACGGAGTCCACCGAATTGGATAGCGTCAAAGGGTCCAGGTGATCCTCTACAAAACTCTTCCCAACGTTGGAGGTGGTTATGCAAACCGGCCGAGGAAAGCTCGGCCACATGAAGCCAAAGGCAAACCTTCCCGTGGTGGCTTCGAGCGTCTACCAATTGCCTGAGAGAGGAAACAAAATGCCATTCCAAGAAACAATACATGGCCCAGACGAAGACGGCATCGCAACGTTTGTGGAGATCACAGCCGATCGGTATTTTATTCGCATCGATACTGGCGGTGTGGACGAGTGTGTACAAGTGTCGACTGCTACTGCAGAAACGCTGCTGCCCGCCCTGCAAAAAGCAATCAAATATAGCCGCTCCTTAAATAAGGAGGAATCGCCGTGCGCATAGGTTATCGCAGAGTTTCAACCCTCGACCAGTCCACCGCTCGCCAGCTCGACGGCGTGCCCCTCGATAAAATCTTTGAGGACCATCTATCTGGCAAAGATACCCAAAGACCCCAACTTCAGGCCGCTCTCGAATGGGCTCGGGAAGGAGATTGGCTCATCGTCCACTCTATCGACCGGCTTGCGCGCAATTTCGTTCAACTTCGCCAAATCATCGATGAACAAACGAAAAAAGGCGTAACGGTTCAATTTATCAAAGAAAATCTGATCCTGACCGGAAACGATTCAAGCACCAGCAAACTCATCCTCGGATTCTTCGGCCTGGTAGCGGAATGCGAACGTGATTGGATCAGAGAACGCCAGCGGGAAGGCGTGGCCCTGGCGAAAGCCAAAGGCATCTACAAAGGCCGCTCCCCGGCCATCCGCACCGGCAACGGCAAACTGGCGGAGCTTCAAAACCTGATTGCCAACCGCACGCCTGTAGCGGAGATGGCGCGACAACTTGGAGTGTCCAGGCAGACGATCTACTCTGCGCTGAAACAATCTCAGGAGGTGGCGGCGTGATCAGAGCAATTCAACCAGACTCGGGCAAACTCTACCGGGAGAAAGCCTTCCCAAACGCGGCGCCTCTAACCGAGAACGACAACTGGCGCAGCATCGATCCTCGCGACCAGGCGCGAATCGACTGTGATCGCCTCATTCTCTTCCGCGCCCTCGGCTGGCTTCTCCTGGCTCTGGTCCTCGGCCTCCTGGCTCTCGCTGTAGATGGTTAGGCTGACGATCCTAGTCCCGCGGCGGAGTTTCTAAATAAATGTTCGCTAACCTCTCAACTCAAAACCGAAAGGAAGCCGTGCATATCCACTTTCCACTTTTCCACATCGTTTTCCACATCGCCAAAGTGTGGCTGCATTCACGCATCTGGATTTTCTAACCGCTGGCCTGCCAGCCTGAAAGGATCAACCCTCGATGACCCCTGATCAAAAAGTCTACGCAGCCCACAACCCGGACCAAACCCAACCCGCTCTGCCTCGGGTTCCGCCCGATCCTTTCTTCGCTCCAGTCGAAGACCTGGACCCCTGGGAGCCGGTCACCCCAACCGCGGACATCATCTTCCTGATCGTGGCTGTGGCGATCGTTGCCGCTGAGGTCGGCGCCATCTGGTTTATCTACCGCCTCCTGCACGCGAAAGGCTTACTGTGAAAATCAAACTCTCTACAATTCTCCGGGGAGAAGCCTACGGCTTCCTGGCCGGCTTCCTGCCCCGGCGGTACGCCAAGGTGGAAGCGATAGCGACATCGGCCAAGTGGTACCTGATCCAGCAATTCGCTGAGGTCGCAATCGTGCGGGAAGGCGGCAAACTTCTTCCCCACCAGGCGGAAGCGATCGAACTGCTGGCTGCGGCTGAGGAGCGGGCTCAGTATGGCGCCGCAGTGCAGAGAGCGGATGTGGGACCGGGACCGCTGACTGGACTCCTGCTCGTACTCCAACGCAGATACCGGTCGATCGTTAACTCGCATGACAGCGAGTACGTGAAAGAGGAGTCGAAGACGTGGTAGATCATCCCGACTGGAAAGAAATCGATGCTCGAACCCGTATGGCCGGGGAACTGGAACCTGTAGCTGCGGGGCCGGGACTGGGACCTGTGGCTACGGGATTGGGACCCGTAGGAGAGGCCGCGTACTCCCTGGCCAAGGCCGAGTCAGAACTGGAACTCAATCGCCGCAGGCTCCGGTTCTGGACCGATACAGGCTGGTGGTTGAAGAAGGTATTAATTGGTGCATTGGGGTTTTGGCTGATGAGGTGGTGACAGAGTTGGTTTGATGGCCGCGGGGTCCGGGCTCCACGGCCAACGGGGGGAGGCGATTGGATTCTGGATGAGGTTAGAATAGAAAATTTCACATGGAATAAAATGACGTTGAAAATAAACGGTTTATCTACTAATCTATATATTCTATGAGAAAAGATCAATCACTACTAAGAATATATGATATTTTATCCTTTCACACTTTGCCGCTGAGTAACGGCTCGGTATGCTTTTCAGATTTTCCATGGGAGAACTCGTGACGGCGCCTCTCACCTGCCTTTTTGGGCGTATCTCTTAGAGAATCAACAACATGCACATAGTATTGTCACTTAGAATGACCTGGAATATCACCAAATGACTTGGAAAAATTCTAAGTGACTTGTCCTCGGTGTATGTTTTACACCCAACTTTTAACAACACGACTCTAGTGTGTGTTAAGTTAGCATTAGTACGCGGCACACCAACATGCATACTTAAAGTATTATGTTAAGCACGTTACACGCATATGTTATGCACCTGCGCAGCACCCACTACAAACTTGCGGCGCGTACTCGCGACACGCTCTCCGTACTAATAGCGCGTGAGCATGAAGTGTATGCACCCGCAGTTACGCGGCTACACGCACACTTCATGTAGGCTGCCGCGAGTCTTTCCACACGTCAGTCGGAACTATATTTGTTATATGAAATTAAATAAGAAAAAAGTCTTCAGCAACTCTTGAACTGTGGTATTTTGTCTATGGAGGAACTACATGACAGATGTATCTTACGACTACGACATACCTGATGCTGGCCGCGACCGCAAAGGGTTCACTCAAACCCTCCGTGAGATGCGTAAAGGGGGTAGTGTTGAGGTACCTTTAGCGAAGAAGCCCAGTATCTACTCTGCGGCTAAAGCCGCCGGCGCGAAGGTCCGTATCCGCGCTACCGACCACAACACCGTGCGAGTGTGGCGCCTTGACGGTGAGGAGCCTCCCAAGCCGTTCAACGACGGACTGAACATCTTTGGTCAGCCGCTCAAGCCGGAGCCTCTTAGATGAAGCGCCCGTTGGTGTTGCTCTTGTATTCAGAGGTCTGGGGCCTGGAGCCTCAACCACTCCCATACCCGCAGATTGCGCTTTTCAAAAATGGTAAAGTAAATCTGCCGGTAACGTTCGCCGGCATGACCGTGGGCCAGATGATCCCAATTCGCTTGGGTGTGAAAGAACACAGGGCCAGGGTGAGGGCGACCGCGCGCAAAGTAAATATCCGAATCAAAATAGAGGATTGGTCGATGGACACGATTCTGGTCACATCTCTCGGCCCTCAGAGTAAACATAAGACAAAGACTACCGCGCTTTCGGCACTTTTGCCGCGGAAGCGGTGTTTCCGTCCGCTACCGAGCACCCAGCCCGGTAACCAGATCCCGGACATCTTCTCATGACCCGGCCGTCTCATGTTCTCGCGATCGATCCTGGCATGAAAGGGGCTCTTGCGGTCCTTTGCCTCTCTGACAAGTCTCTCCAGGTCTACGACACGCCCACGAAGGATGGCGGCGTCGACGGTGTCAAACTTGCTTTCCTTCTCAATCAGATCGATTTCCAGGCCGGTCGTAGCCTTCAGGCCGTGATCGAGCAAGTGGGCTCACTCCCGCGGCAGCAAGGGGCATTTGCTTTTGGGCTCTCAACCGGCAAGATCCACGGAGTTCTTGATGCGCTCGGCGTTCCTTACTCCCTGGCGCCGCCGAGCCAATGGAAACCAGCCATGGGTCTGCGGAAGCTCCCAAATGAAACCACGGCTCAGAACAAAACACGAGCCCGCGAACTGGCGACCCACCTCTGGTCCGAGCGAGCCAAAGACTTCGCCCGTGTAAAAGACGACGGAAGAGCCGAGGCATGTTTACTCTCCCGTTGGTTCGCAACGAAGAATGGGTGGTTATGAAACCTCGCCGTTTTGTCCAGCTACCTAATGTCGAGTTGGTCATCAGATTGACCCCTGCGCAGGTCCGGGATCACTTGCTTGCGATCGCTGAGGCGGCCCTCTACAACTCCACCAACAGTGAAGATTTAGGCTTTCCTCAGCAACGCGATCAGGAAGCAATCGCGCGGATTTGCAAACACGCGGCGCAGGACATCGAAGCTGCTGGTCGTGAGAATTGGAAAGGACAAGACTGATGCCTAATCTCCACAAACTCGACGCAGAGAAGGTTCGCATCGCCGGACTCAAGATGAGCAACTGGTTGTACAACATAGGTCAAAGTGACCGATTCACGTCCGTCGAAAAGAAGGCCATGCGCGAGATGGTCGACGAGTGGGATCGTGAGTCGAAGTTGCTGAGGAAGAAGGATTGATATGGGTGACATGGCGGAGGACGCCCTGCAGCAGGGCTTGGACGCTTGGGTAGACGGTGACGCAGATTGGGACTATGCCGGCGAGAGCGGCTACGGCCCACGACCCAGAACCTGTCGGCGCTGCCACGCCCAAAATTTGTGGTGGAGCTTGTCGGGCGGCAAGTGGCGCTTGATTGACTCCGCCGGCAACCGGCACGTATGCCCAAACCCAAAAGCGAAGGACGTGTTCAAATGACCGACAAAGAAGCAGTCCTCGCTCTCGAACCGCGCGCCTTGGCCACGCGGCTTGAAGACGACACCTGGATCGTGTGCAGATCTCCTGTCGGTGTGATCCTGGGCTGCGGGCTGAAGCAGGCGCGTGCCTGGCACGAAGCGCGCATGAGGCTGTTCGCGGAGAGCATTGGGAATATAATTTCTGAGATTCCAGCGGTAAACCGACCATGATGAAGAAAGCCCCATCCAGTTACAACATGCCGAGAAACAGGCATAAGCAGGCGCCTATGTTTTGGCAGGGGGAGACCATCAAGGTTGACGCCGGCTTAGGGCCTCTGTTGACTGCTTTCAACAAGATCCCCGGCATCGCCACCGTAGCATCCTGCGTTGGAGACCCGGAAAACTTAGGCTACGTCGCTTTTGCTGGCGACAACATCCGCACGGTGAAGTTGTGGCTGCGGAAGTTGAGAGAATCTGAAGATCGAGGCGCGCTTCAGGAAGTCTCTTACACGGCGCACACACGTTACGGCTGCGTCCGTTTCAAGTGCACCGAACTGGACGCTGTTTGCGGTCTTGTTTCAGGACTTATCTCGTGACATATCATGCGCCGTTGATTCCTGTTTTCCCTTATCAGGCTGAAGATGCAGCGTGGCTCGCCGCCCGCTCACAATCTCTTTTAGGACATCCCATGGGTGTTGGAAAAACGGGATCTGCGATCCGGACTTGCGACATTACCGGCGCCACGAATATTTTGGTGGTGGCGCCCGCCTCAACCAGAGTTCAATGGGGCCGTGAGTTTGAGCGGTTCAGTCCGATGGACCGGCCGATGCAAGTCTGTATGCCGTCCGACGTGCCAAATACTTCCGGAGTTGTGATCCTTTTTTATGATCAAGCGGTCAAGTATCTTGAGCGGTTGATGTCGGTCCGCTGGAATTGTTTGATCCTGGATGAGTGCCACATGCTGAAGGAGCGATACAAAGTTGGAAAAAAGACTACCGGCTACCGCACCAAAGCGATTTATGGATTTGGGCGTCGATTCCCTGGGCTCATCACGGTCTGCGATCGTGTAATCCGCATATCTGGAACGCCTGCTCCGAACCACGCCGGAGAACTATTCACACACCTCAAATCTGCCGGCATCATCGATACGCCTTATTGGGATTATCTCGCGAAATTCTGTAACGGCTTTGACAGTGAGCACGGATTCAGATTTACATCTCACAAAAACATTCCTGAGCTACAGGCACTTCTCAAACCATTCATGCGTAGAAAATCCAAGTTTGAACTTCAGCCTAACCTCAAAGAGCCCATGTTCGAGACCATCACGGTCCCACGCTCCGATGCAGCCCTTCCCCCTGAACTCGCAGCCCTTATCCCTCAAATTACCCAGGCCGACGCCCAGCTTCAGGAGGCGCTCAGCGGCGACGATGGAGACCAGTTGCAAACCCTGGAGTCCATGGCGAGTAGCCTGGCCACTCTACGCCGTTACACTCTGATGGCGAAACTTCCTGCGATCGCCGAGCAGATCGAAACCGACCTCACAACTAACCAGATCCCCAAGCTCGTCGTCTTCGGAATTCACAAAATTGGTATCCGATGGCTCGCCGAAAAGCTCATCCAGTTCAACCCTCTCACTATCACAGGCGATACTCTAGCCCACATGCGCCAACCTAACATTGACAGGTTTCAAACCGACCCCACATGCAGACTCATCCTGGGTAACATTGCGGCTATGGGCACCGGCGTCGATGGCCTGCAGAACGTTTGCGACGAAGCAATTTTTATTGAGCAGGATTGGGTTCCGTCGAGTAATGCTCAAGCGATCATGAGACTATGCCGCATAGGTCAAAAGAACCCTGTACGAGCGAGAATTTTCAGCCTCTATGGCTCAGTCGACGAGCATGTCCAGGACACTCTAACAAAGAAGATGAAGGAGTTGGCTAAGATACTTTAGCCTCTTAAAATTTTCTCCTTGACTTCTCAACCAACGTTATCTACAGTGATGTGGAATCGTTCTAACAACACAACCCACGAAAGGCAAAAATGAACATCCAATTCGACTCAAACATTTCCCAATCCGAGGCGCAAGGGATCATTCTACTCCTCCAGTCCCTGTTCCCCTCCCTGAACAATTCCCAACCGGTCAATTCAGCCCAAACCCAACTCTCCGATCCGGCTCCGGCTCCGACTCCCGCCCCCGCCACGGAAGCTCTCCAACAGACAGAGACCCGAACCGGCGGCCCCACCCTCGTTCAATCCGACCCAACCGCCGCAACTGAGCTCACAACCCGCAAGCGCCGGACCAAGGCGGAGATCGCAGCCGACGAAGCGCAGGCAAAAGCTCAAGCCGCTCTCGATGCCGGCACACCGATAGCGGAGGCTCCCGAAGCTCAACCCGCAACCGAGCCCACCATCACGCCCATCACCAAAGAGGAGCTGACCTCCCTGGCCAATGGCTTCATTCAACGACACTCGATGGAAGACGCCTTCGCAGCCATCAACGCCTTTGGGTGCAGCCGCATCAACGAAGCCATGGCCCTCCCTCCCGAGAAGCTCGCCGCCCTCGCGGAGAAGCTCCGTGGGTAGCGCGACGGATAGATGTTCTCGTTGCGGCGTCGGCGTGGATGACGACGGTGATGGCGACTGCGCAGTGTGCGCGTCAGCCACCAATAGTCTGATCAGGGCATTGCAGCACGAGCGCTACCTACGTGAGCGAGCCGAGCGGGGACTGCACGATTTGATAGTCGCCACACAACTCGACGCCTGCCTCGGAAAGGAGCCCGTCGGTGCCTGACAACGAACGCTCCAAACCCCATACAGCAGGGCCGTGGACGGCGCGCTGGATATGCAACAACGATTGGAATGTAGACGGCCCAGAGCCCCCGAGCTACGGCAATGAGAATTTTATCGAAGCAGACGCCCGTCTGCTGGCGGCGGCGCCGGAACTCTTTGCGGCTCTGAAAGCAGTTCTAGGTTTCTTTGACAGCGGAGAATTTGTTCGAGATACGAGCCACGATTATGAGCAGGGGTGGCACTTGAAAATGATTCCCGTAGTGAAATCACTTTCGGATGCGAACACCGCTATTGCCAAAGCAGAAGGAAAGTCGGTCCCAGATGCCCAATAACGGACACTCCAAACTCCCGCCATCCGGGGCAGAACGCTGGATGACTTGCCCAGGCTCGGTTGTCCTGTCCGCCGACATGCCCGGCCAGGACTCCGAGTATGCCGAAGAGGGGACTCGTGCCCACGCCTTCGCGGAGCGCTGGCTGTTCCAGCACTTCGCCCAGCATGGGTCGAAGCCCACTCCCAACCCCTCGAATGCAGAGGAAGTCGAGATTGCTAAAAACGTCAAAATTTATGTTGACGAGTGTATTGCCTTGGCCCTCTTTCTCGGCGTCAAGATTTATGTCGAGCACAAGGTTTCCATCAACGAGGACGTTTACGGAACTGCCGACTTCATCTGTTGGAACCCCTCAACTCACACTCTCTACATTCGTGACCTCAAGTACGGCGCCGGCATCCCGGTCCCCGTAGAACGCAACATCCAACTCCGCATCTACGCCCTGGCCGCGCTCCTGACGATGAAACTGCCCGCCAAGACGATCAACATCGGAATCGTCCAGCCCAGGTACGACCACCCTGACGGATTCGTGCGGAGCATCGACTTTGACGCAGCGGATTTGCTGGACCTCTACGCTGATGTGCTTGACGGCACAAAACGCACAGAGGACGCAGAACTGGCGGCATTGCTCTGCAACCCAATGAAAGACATCGGCTGGCAAAACGGTTTCCTCAAACCTTCAGAAAAAGGCTGCCGCTGGTGCCTCGCCGCCCCCAAGTGCCCCGCGATCAAGAACAAGGCCCAGGCCCTGGCGAAGATCGCATTCTCCACCCCAACCGCAGGCCCCATTGGCGAAGTCCTGCCTCCGGTCGCCAATGGCGTCTCCACAGCCGTCGTTACCAAGCCGCCATACGACCCGCTCCAACTCGCGCGCGCTCTCGACTTCATGCCTATCCTTGAATCCTGGATCAAGTCCACCCGCGAGTTTGCGTACAACGAAGCCGAGCGCGGAGTCGAGATCCCCGATTACAAGCTGGTGGAGAAGCAGGCCGTCAGGAAGTTCAAGCCTGACATCAACACACTTGATCTGGTTAAGGCTCTCGGCTGCAAAGGCTCCGAAATCTGGAAGCCGGCCGAACTGATCAACATCGGCGACGCCGAGAAACTCGCCCCCGGCAACAATACCAAAGAGCGCGCCCTGGTCCTCGAACCGTTCGTCGAGAAGAAATCCAGCGGTCACACCCTGGTCCACACCAGCGACAAGCGCGATCCCGTGCGAATCGACGCGAAGGCCGCATTCGCGGAGTTGCCGGTCTCGGCGGGAGGGATATTCGATTGAGCGAAACAATGAGAATGCTTCTTGAAAAAGCGAATTTGGTGGTCGAGTTTTTGAACGCCCACCCGGAGAGGTTTCACCCTCACATGGAAATTCGTATTTCCTGCGATCGGGTCGAGATTGTCGAGATCCAGGAATCTGCTCACGTCTCTCAGTTCATCAAGGACTAACCATGAAACCGCGCAAGAAATACGCCGCCATCGGCGAACAAGTCCGCATCGTCACCCCGAAGGAATTCGTGCGCTGCGGCTACCCCCTCACGATCAAGCTGGTGATGGAACAGCAGTTCGAAGAGATCGAGAAGGACTGCGCTCGAATGTTTGCGGCGTTGGAGAAGAAGCCTCTACCAGCGGAGCCTGCATCCGAAGTAGAATCTCCTTTCAGTTTCACTGCTGTCTCTATCAACGGAGGGCCTTTAATGTCCGCCACCGTCCACGGAATGCTCTGCGCAGCAATCGCAGCGTATCGCCTGGAGCAGCAGAACTATGGCGGCAACGTTCGTTCGATCACCGAGAGGGACGGAGTTTGCGAGCCCGGTGCGCTTGTCACTGTCGTCAAAAAGAGCACAGTGAAGACCGGAAAAAGATTTCCTTTTTCCGGTTACCACCTGAACTATAACGGGGAATACGACTACGAACCCGGCGGCCTGGAGAACGAGCAGACGCATTGTGTGTACACGGTTCAAAAGAACAATTTCAAATTCAAGATTCTCGCGGCTCACTGCGAGATGCTCTCTTCGTAAGGCCGCGCGCTCCTCGCGCTACAGCCGATAACCGACAACTCACAACAACCAACCGACAAAAAGGAGCACTCCCAAATGGCAGACAACCTTGTGACACCACATTTCCGTGCAGCGTTCATCAGCGTCTTCAAGGCCACCAGCATGAAGAATGCCGACGGCACCACGAACAAACCTAAGTTCTCTGTGCGCGCGGCGTTCCCGCCGGGCGCCAACCTGGCCCCGCTCAAGAAGGAAGCTGAGCTTGCGGCCAAAGAGAAGTGGGGAGACAAGATCCCCAAGACCCTGCGCAGTCCGTTCCGTACTAATGAGGAACTTGAAAACCCCATCGTCGGCATTGGCGACGACTGGGTCATCATGAGCTTCTCCGCGAACGAGGACCGGCGCCCCGGTATTGTGGACGCGAAGAACCAGGACATCATCGCGGACCACGAGGAGCAAGTTTACTCGGGGGCGTGGTTCCGTGCCCAGGTGCGCGCCTTTGCATACGAGACTGCCGGTAACAAGGGTGTCAGCTTCGGCCTGCAGAACGTCCAGAAGATCAAGGACGACGACCCGCTTGGCCATGGCCGCATCCCCGCCAGCAAGGCATTCGAGCCCGTCGAAGGCGCAACCGGCGACGCGAAGACTGCAACGTCGATTTTTGGATAAACAAAGTGTTGCGGACCTTCCAATGCAATCCTTGGGTTTGGACTTCGAGACGTTTTCCGAAATAGACCTGAAAAAATCAGGCCTGCACAACTACGCCACGCATCCCTCCACCGGCATTCACTGCTTCTCTTACGGCCCTGATTCCGCCCACGTCAAGACCTGGGTGGAAGGCGAGCCTTTCCCCCAAGACCTCGCAGATCACATTGACCAGGGTGGCATCATCACCGCATGGAACGCTCAATTTGAGCTTGCCATCTGGAACCTCTGCGCCGTCCACCGCTATGGATGGAAGCCTCTCCCGATTTCCCAGGTCCGCTGTTCCATGGTCAGAGCTTACGCGATGGCCCTGCCCGGCGCGCTGGAGGATGCTGCGCCGGCGCTTGGCGTAGACCAGCGCAAGGACGCCGAGGGCCATCGGATCATGCTGCAACTGTCCAAGCCGAAGAAGGACGGCACACTCTGGCGCCGCACTCCCGAATCGCTCGACAAGTTCCTTGCCCTCTACACTTATAACGCGCAGGACGTGCGCACGGAGCTGTCCTGCCTCGACAGGTTGATGGAACTGTCCCCGAGCGAATGCGCCCTCTGGGAACTGGACTACAAGATCAACAACCGCGGCGTCATGTGCGATCTCGGTAGCGTGGACAAGGCCGATCTTATAATTCAGTCTGAGCAGAAGCGGTTGAACGCCGAGATGCTGAAGGTGACCGGCGGCGCGATCAGCTCCTGCAGTGAAGTGCAAATGTTGACAAAGTGGATCAGGTCTCAGGGTGTTGAGATTGACGGCCTGGCCAAAGCGGACGTGTTGAATGCGCTGGCCGGAAACGACTATTACGAGGTTATCGAGAACGAAGCTGGAGAAGCAATCGAAGTCATTCCTCCAGGGATGAAACTCCCGCCAGCAGTCCGTCGTGCTCTTGAGCTGCGCCAGGAGGCCGCCAAGAGCGGCACAGCGAAGTTGGTCGCCATGCGAGAGAAGGCATCTGAGGATGGCCGCATCCGCAACATGCACCAGTACCATGCCGCGTCTACCGGACGGTGGGGAGGCCGTGGAGTTCAGCCCCAGAATTTTTTCAGGGGCAGGCCGGGGACCACATTTGAGGATGTAGAGGCGATGTTCTCGATGCTGGACGATAAGGAAAGGCTTGACCTGTTCTATGGACCGGCTATGGATGCGATCTCCGACTGCCTCCGTGGAATGTTGGTTGCTGCCGAAGGAAATGAACTTGTTGCCAGCGACTTCTCGGCCATCGAGGCTCGCGCCCTGGCGTGGCTGGCCGGGCAGGAATCGGTTCTTGAAATATTTCGCACTCACGGCAAGATATACGAACATGCGGCGGCAAATATTTACCATATCCCGATCGAAGATGTCACGAAGGACCAGAGACAGCGAGGTAAGGTGATAATTTTGGCCTGTGGATTTGGAGGTTCTACTGGAGCCTTTCAATCTATGGCTCGAAACTACAACGTCAAAGTTTCCGATGAGGAAGCGTTGGAAATCGTGAAGGCATGGCGTGCGGCCAACAAGCACATCGAAAACTACTGGTATGCCCTTGAAGAAGCCGTCCTCGGCGCCATGCGCTCCGGCGGGGTCCATTACGCCGGTCCCGCAGGTCGCGCAGTGAAATTCCGCAAGTCCGGCTCCTTCCTGTGGGCTCTGCTCCCCAGCGGTCGCGCTCTCTGCTACCCCTATCCCGAACTCAGGATGGTCATGACTCCTTGGGGCGAGGAGAAGGA